CCAGACCAGGGAAGGACGCCGTAGAACAGGCGTTGGTTGACACAAAAGAGTTACTAACAACAACACACCACCCTACAAGTCAGGAATACACTTACGCTATTAAACGTGAGATACAACGAACTTGTAAGGAAGTATTTAAGCGTCAGATCACAGATGCTGATTTACACCATCCTTATGCACCATCAATCCATGCGAATTATACCTGTTCTAGACGAGAGTTTGGGACATTGGGTGATTTGTTTGGTGAGGGTTATTTGGATGATGTGGTGCCGAACGAAGAAGACTCCATTAGGCAGTTTTATGATTCGGTGTTAGTGAGCGATAGTGACGAAATGATTGAGGAGGGTAGGTATTCTTTCGCTAAGATAGCGCCTCGGTACAAGCAACTTGTAACTGAGCGATATACGAAAATATATGAAAGCGTAAGAACACGCGCTTTAACAGAAGAAGCTGACGTTGAGTTAGTTGGTCTTACGGAACCATTAAAGGTAAGGGTGATCTCTAAAGGCCCTGCTTTAACTTACTTCGTGTTAAAACCAGTACAGAAATTCCTGCATAAGCAGATGAGAAAGATGAAATGTTTTTCTTTGACAGGAAGACCTGTCACAGCTGATTTGTTGACTAAGTATTTTCTAAATACTTCCGGTGTATTCCATTCCTTGGATTACCAGTCAGCAACAGATTTACTAAACCCAATGTTTAGTGAGTGGGCTGTGATGTGTGTTTGTGATTCTGTAGGTATGCCAGACGATTTGAGGGTGCTTTTTAAAAAGGCATTAACCGGTCATGTCGTTGAGGGTGAGGTCCAGTTATGGGGCCAACTCATGGGATCTATTGTGAGTTTTATTATCTTATGTCTCATCAATATGGCAGTTATACGTCTCTCTTATGAGATGGCCGAAGCCTTTAAAGGTAACTTTAAAAGGTATAAGCTTGACGATATTCCTGCTGTTGTTAATGGTGATGATGGTTTGGTGAGGGGTGATATGATTTTTCAAGACTGCTGGAACCATGTGGCTATGGCTGCGGGGTTAGTTCCTAGCGTTGGAAAGGTATACACTCATGAAACTTATTGCAATATAAATTCTACTTCTTATACGTATAAAGATGGTGAATTTATCCTCATTCCCTATGTGAATATGGGGCTTGTTTCTGGTCTTTCGAGATCAGGAGGTCAGGCAACTGTTGCACAGTCGAGTGATGAGGTCCTTCTGAATCCGTTCACAAAGTCGTTAGGTGCTAGGCACCACGAATTGATGAATGCTTGTCCTCATAGGTTGCGTTTGGCGACCCATGAAGCATTCCTCCGGTCCAATTGGGACTCGTTGTGTAACGCTCGTGTACCATGGTATATTCCAGAATTGTTGGGTGGTGTGGGTTTAAAACCGTTGAAATTTTATGACAGCGGTAGTTCGGGTGATTTTGATGATATTAAGATTTCTTATCTCAGGGCTTTTAATGGGCACGTATGTGGACCTACTCGTAGGGACGTATTCTGCGCCATGGCTCTTAGGGATAAGGATTATCGCCAGTTTTCCGTGACTAAAATTCCTGCATTACAGCCAATTCTGACTGATGCCATTTGGAAACCTTCTCTGGATCGATTATCGGTTCGGGGTAGGCGTGTGATTGTTAGTAGTGATGATGAGATGTTTTTAAATGTTTCTACGTACTACTGTACTCCCTCAGCTGTTATGAAAAAGCTTGGTGAATCTGGAAGATTCACTGCAGCTAATCATAATGCCAGAGTTTGGGCCTCTATTAGAAAGCTCTTCAGTGACATTGACAACCTTGAGGGTCGTGATGTCTTTCTGGAGTAGTCTGTTTAGGGAACCCCTCTAAGGTAAGACG